ACCTAGAGGCCTATCTGTCTGTACGAAACCTGCAGGTCTTGTTGTAGGACTTTCTACAACGAGTCCTTTTCTTTTAGTTGACCTTCTTCGTAACCCACCAAATTTTTCATAAAAAGCTTGAGTTTCAGAATCTAAGTTTTCTATGCCTATGTCTCTTAATTTATCTCTAACACCATCCCCTATAGTTCTCAAACTAGATGTTTTTTGTTGTTCTATTAAATCTTTTTGTTGAGTCGCAGACATTGTCGCAAATTTTTCAGATGATATGCCGTATGGGATAACTCCGGGAGTGTACATAGAATCCGCAGGTAAAGAACTCCCACTCCTACCAGTTGGATCAAATTTAAATGCTTTATATAAAGCTGTTCCCTCTAAATCACCTGTATCTACTGTAGTAGAGTCAGGTTGTGTAAGATTAGACTTCTCTATATTTCTACGGTTCTGAGCACCTATGTTACGGTCAGGACTAAAACTATTAAGTTTACCAGCTTCATCAACTGGTGTTTCAGTATCTGCTATAAGTTTTTGTACATATGGGTCGTTTTGTGCTTCTTTTAATTCTTGTTCTGTTAAATCTGTTTTTTCCCCAGAAAGTATAGATTGTATTAAAGAAGATGGTTGAACTACTCCTCCAGCACGAACTGGTCTATATCCACTTGCAAGACTTTGTCCTGGATTTGTACCGAGAGGATTTCGATCAACATAGCTATTAATATTTCTAATATATTGGGTTATGGAGTTTGANNCTACTAAAGCCTCTGCACCCTCTGAAAATTTTTCACCTCCAGCAGTAAATGGAGCACTTACTACTTGTTCCCTGTCATAATCTCTAGAGATAAATGTGGGAGCAATCGTATCAGATTCAATATTAAAATCCCCCAAAGCTAAAGCATTATTACCTGTAGCACCTGCAGTATACCCAATATCATTTAAAGCTCTAATTGCTCCATCTTTACCCTCAACAATTCTTAAAGCACCAAAAAAAGCTTTTCCATCACTTGGGTTCTCTGTGTAATTACGTAAAATCTGTCTACTTTCATCAGATAGTGGGCTATTGGCCTCATTTTGTAAAAGACTAGCCGCATTATTTAATAATTGTGTCTGAACTGATTGTGTTCTATTTGCAAATTCCTGTCCTACAGTTGTATCTATCTCTCTATTAGTTTCAGAAATTAACAAAGCATTACGAATACTATTTGTATTTTTTTGTCTTAAAGCCTCTTGTAAAGTCATTTTAAATCATCCCGAATAACGAGCCGATAAAACCATAACGCTGTGCTTTCGATTGTGCTCTTGCAGCTGTATAGGCATTATCTCTCTGAGTTTTTAAATTAGCAGCATTACCTAAACTAGAAAGGTTAGATCTATTTATACCGCCTGCAAAATCTACTAGTTGATTCAACGCCTGACGGTTTATTGCATCTTGTTCCAGTCTTGCATTATTTAAACCACCAGCTAAATTTAAAGCACCACCTCTCTGTACTGCTCTTGCTTGTTCATTCGCTAAAGCTTGAGATCTCTCAAACCCAAACCTTTCTCTATCTCTTCTAGCAACACCTGCCGCAATCTCTTGTTGTTGTTCCACATCTTGAGGAATCTGATCTACTAATTCTGTACTATCTAATCTGTTCAAGAGTTGTCTTTCAAAAGGTCTTACAGCACCAATAACAAATTCTTTTTGTCTTCTTGTTACATCTGCAAAAGTTTCGTCTGGGTCGGTGACTTCAGGTAGATTTGCAGAGTTATAAGTACCAGGCCTGTAATTAAAAGTACCAGTATTATTGACTGGGCCTGTATACCTCATACTACCGAGCCCACCGCCAGAACCCACACGAGTACCGCCGGGTAAATTTAAATTACCAGCTTGTGCTAAAACTCGAGCGAGGTCTTTGAATGCACCTATCATTTAGTTATCCTCTGACCAAAAAAGTTAGTATCGTATTCCGTTAATCTACCGCCTTCACCTACCCCTATTTGTTTACCTTTTAGAAAATTACCTCCGGACGCTAAATTACTCATACCCATACTCAAACCTGCTTTTGCTGCTTGGAACATAGCGTTGTTTCTTGCCATTCTTACTTGTTGTTGAGCTTGAGCTTCAGCTAACCCTCTAGAAGCAGCTTGTCTACTTGCGGTGGCTAAACCACTTGAAGCAGCAGAACCAAGACCTAAACTTTGCGATAAAGCATTCATTTGATCACCTTGAGAAGCTTTTGCTGCTTGAGTAGTACTACGGGCAATATTACTTACAGCCCCCATAGCTCTGTCTGCAGCATCCGATACTCCACTTACTACACCAAGATTTGGCCCTGAACCCGTAAGAGCCTGCATGGTATCAGCTTGCGCTCTACCACGAAAAGTAGGTGCGAGTTTTTGTTCAGCAGCCCTTTGCATTTGTTTTATAAACAAAGGTTGATAAGTATTTTCAAAATACCTTTGTTCTTCTGCAGCTATAGCCGCTTGAGTTTTTTCAGTCTCACTTGGCTTATATTCTTCCGCTTTTGGTTTACTACCCATTAAACTTCCTTTCTATAAACTGTTGTTACTGCTTTAAATCCGTGCTTTTTAGCCGCTCTACTCCATCCAGAACGGTCGGAATGAAACTCCATTCCTGTTATGCTAGTGTTTTGTATTAGACCTTCTAAAAACTCTACACCTGCGCCTATTATATTATATCCAGGCCTACTATAAGCAACCCAAATATGTAGTGTTTTTTCTCCTCCAGCATCATCTAGAATAGATACTATAACAAAGCCTGCATAGTATTTATCCTCATATACCATGTATAACTCAGAACTGCCTTTTCGCAATGCTGCGTATACATCAGCTGGTATCCAATCGGCGTATGACTTTTGAGCTACTTTTCTAAGATCCGGTTCTATTGTATTGTAAGCAACTTTGACATCCTCTAATGGAATGTATTCAAAGACCTTACCATTAATAGTCCAACTCTTTGCCATATCGTCCATACCTCTTCCTTGGGGATAAACCTGCACTTTTGTATTTAACTGTTCTTTTCACACCAATATTGCCTCCCCTACCGCGTAATTCTGCATCAGATATCTCAGCTTGAAACAGATTAAAGTAGTCAGAAGCAGCTATGGAATCAGTCCATGCTTTCTGTGGAATTCTAAGTAATCTAAATATGGTGCCATAAATAATCCCGTCTCTGTAATCATTACTAAAATTAGTATCTATATTATTACTAGTTCTGGTTGGTTTTAAGGCTACACTTAATAGTAAACCATTTACATTTTTTGCATTAGGCACTGGTACTAACCAAAAAGTATCCGGTGTTTTTTGTAAATACACAGTTGGTATTCCTGATTTGTTTCTCCAATCAGGGTAATTTAGCTCTAAACTTCTTGGACTTATAGGGTCTAAATCATTACCATCGTAAGTAGCCCATAATATTTGATGTACATCAGTTCCGGCTGGTTGGTCAAACTCATACTCATAAACTCCTGATATTGTAGTTATTGGGTCTAGGTCATAAGTAAAAGCTTTACTTTTTTCACAAAGCTCTATAGTAGCAGCCCTTAAATGTGTTTTTATAAGGCTATCTGGACATCCAGGTACGTAAGGTAATATCTCTTTTACTAAAGAATCAAAGCTAGCCACTTACTGCCTCCTGTTGTGGAGTATTGACATCAGCGGACTGTAATCCAGCACCAATACTTTGGGTAAATAACTGAAAATGAGTTCCAGCACGTTGTTGATTACCTGCAAACTCAGAATCTTTTAAATATGCCCTATAAAGAACAAAGTTTATAAGCGCATTTGCATAAATATCATCTACCTGTATTAAATCAGTATTAGCTCCAATACTAGTAGGATTTTTAGAATACACTATTTCTACATAAGCACTGCCTGAAACTCCAGGATACACATAGAATTTACGTGGATCTCTGATATCAAACATGTAGTGTTCTACTTGAGTACCATGCGTAGCATCACCAGCTACTGTAGGGTCATGCCAGTTTGGGTCACTAATATTGAGTGTTTCAATATCTACAAACCTAATGGCTCTAGCGCCTGTTGCGTCTGTAGCAGTGCCAGACATATTTCTTACTACTTTTATCAGTCTTAAACCATCTGTAGGTATGCTTTGTTCAGTACCCGTGGCTAGCTGCACATTACTGTGTACAGCAGTAGCATCCGGTCGTAGATTTGCAATTTCTCTTTGTGCATCACTTAAGTAATCAAACATCTCGCCATCGGTCCAACGCACGCCAGTATTATCCTGAAGTATATTACGTACCCTGGATAATATGTGTTGTGCTTGTAACGTACCAGCCATCTATTTTTCTTCTTTTTTCTCTGTTTTTTTAACGAGTTTTGGCTTTGCTTTAGGTTCAGGCTTAGGCTTAGGTTCTTCTCTTACTTCCTTAGCCCCAGCTTGTAAACAAGCATATCCAATATACTCTGGGAATTCTCTTGCTTCTCCTGCATATAAACGAACAGCATCACCAGTTTTTAGTGATACGTATAAATCTGTTTCCGAGATAACTTTCATAGTTTTTCTTTCTTCCATTTAAAACTCCTGTTTAGTAGAAAGAGGTGGTCCGAAGACCACCCCAATCTTAATTAAAATGCGCAATCTACTCTGATTACACCAAAGTCTTCATTCTGACCAGAAATGTCAGAGTTGTAGACTGGTTTTTTAAGACCCATGATCTTACCGATAGAAATACCGTTTTGGTTTCCATAGTCGAAAGTGTCTTCAACTATTTCAGGCAAACCGATATCTGCCATAGCAAGAGCTTGAGCTCCACAGAATAGGTTAGCAGCGAAGTCAACATCACTACCAGATCCACCTTTCTGAGTACCTGAGGTACCTTGAGAAGTGTTTGGTACGTGTCTGAATTCGTGAACCATAACACCGTCAACCATTAAGCTAGAAGATCCAGCAAATAGTTCGTTGTTTGGTCCTCTGATACCAGCGCTTCTTACGTTTGATAAGAAGTCAGAATCTAGTTTCAGATCAGCCATTACTTGTGGAGTAACAAAAAGATGATACATCTCTTCATTACCATTTCCTCTCATACCTCTAATGTATTGGTCTTTAGCAAATGCTTTCAACTCAACAATAGTGCTGTAAGACATTTTGTCAGCAGCAGCTAAAGCAGAAGTGTCACCAGCAACTAAACCATTAGTTGCGTCTACTCTTCTGTGTCTGTTAGAAGTAGGAGCAGTTACATCACCATTAAAGGCAAGGTCAGACAAGTTAGCACCTGAACCTAGTACTGGTCTAGTCGCAGCAGAACCACCGATGTTGTTGTTCTTTCTGTTGTAGTCAATACCAGCCAAAGTCAAAAATGCAACTTGGTCTAGTCTGTCCGCCATTGCGTATGCAAGTGCGTCTCTTGAGTGCTCACGGAAGTTGACAACAGATTTTTGATCCGCTAAACGACCAGATAGTCTGTTCGCAAATCTTAATTGATCTAATTGTACAACGATGTCGAATGCTCTTAGTGCTTCTTCATTACCTTCGAGAGTGTTATCACCAACGATACCATCACCAGTCATGTCAGCTAAAAGTGTTAATACAGCTCTAGCTCCTTTTTCTGATTGAGTAAGTTCATTTATTCTCTGAACCATAGCGTTGGGTCCACTACCCGCGAATTGGTTAATGAAGGACATGTTTCGAGCGACTCTCCAAAAATCACGAGACCAGATAGTAAGCTGTTCACTGGTCAACGCGCTGAAATTTGTATTAGCCATTAGGCCCTCCAAATAAAAATTAATAAAATAACCAATCGCTATTTGGGGCGATATCCCGTATACCCTTTATCGTTGGGATACGATACCGTAGGTTTTACGAGCACGACCTCGAACAGTTAACGTCGTTGTAGACGAATAAACGATTTTTATACTGAACGACCAGT